GTTGAGAATAAGTTGCGAGTGTTTAATATTCCTTCTGGAATTTATATAATGCTTGAAAGGATTGTAAGTCAATTTCGTCATATTAAGGAGCGAGGGTGGGCAATTCGTATTGGACATAAGTGGTCTCATGGTGGTGCAGATACTTTAGCTCGTTGCTTGGGAGTGGGAGTTGCGAATATGTTTAAAAAAATTTTGGTGGAAGGTGATATTGAGAAATTTGATCAAGGGGTGATTGAAGATATTATTAATTTGTATTACTCAACAATGCATGTTCATCAGGCAGATGATGAAGAGAGGAAGATCTTTGAGAAGATTACTAAATTTTTGCTTAAGGTTATGCTGAATCGTGTCACAAGGATTTTTGGAGATGTTTGGGGAGTTATCCGTGGTGGGGTCCCCTCTGGAGCGTACAATACCAGTCATTTAGATTCCTGGGTAATGCTCTTTTATTTCTGCATTTTTTGTGTCTTTACTATGAGTCAGGAGAAGGATCTTGAGGTACGAGAAAAGCTTGAGTTGGAGTTTTTAGCAATTGTAAAAGTTGTGGTGTATGGAGATGATCATCTTTATAATAAGGGTGAAGGATTGGCTTCGCATTACTTTTCCGGAACGGCTTTTGCTTCTTTCTTGAAGACTCACTTCAATGTTAAGCTTCGTGATCTCAAGGATGGGGTGGCCTTTGTTTCGAAAGTGAAGGATGGTTGGATTTTAGAAATGGGGGCTACGTTCTTGAAACATCAGTTTGTTTTAAATCCCGAAACAAGTTCAGGCCAACCCACTTTTCTACCCTATCGTGAAAGTCGAGAATTTTTGGTCCGCGCGATATGGGGAAGAGAGACACGGGCCCGGGATGAAATTGATGTTTTGCTTTCAATTCTTGGTCATGCCTATGGTACTTATGCTGCTAATCGGGATGCCTATGATCGGTTACATCTGCTTTATTCTGAAATTGTTAGTATTATTGGTCCTGAAAATCTTCAAAATCGTATGTTAGAAAGGGTTTCTGTGGAAGATCTGAAGAAAATTCGTCAGATGGGAATGACTCCACAGGAAATAGTATCAGGATTTCCTCTTTGGGAAGCATTAGTTCAAAAAAATGTGTACGATTCTACTTATCAAGATACAACTTATGCTTCGTACGATTTTCTTGATGATTTTGAGTCAGTATCAGAATTAGATATTAGCTAGTTGGTCGGTTTGTTTTGTCTCTTTGATGCAAGGACAAGGCCTTTAATGGTCAGGTGAGCTCTGTAGTCTAAGA